CTGCAGCGTGTCCGGGAGCGCGGCGAACGCCGGGATCGTCAGCACCGTCCCGGTCGAATCGATCGCGGTGACCGTGCCGACGTAGGTGTGCGCCGCGAGATCCGCGCCGCATCCGACGTCGCCGAAAACGTGAGAGCACGGCGCCTGGTAGAGCTGCTGCGGGATTTTCCGCTGCAGCAAGTACTGCGCCGAATTGCAGGTGAGCTCGCACTGGTCCGTGAACCGCGCGGAGGCGATGACTCCGGTGAACAGGACCACGGTCTCGGTATCGGAGTAGTGGGAGCCGAAGACCGTGATGGCAATCGGCGACGATGGCAGGTACGGGAGGAGCAGCCTGGCCAGGGGATGGTCCTTCGAAATATAAATTTTGATCTGGCCGGAAACGACTTCGTTCGACTGCTCCGATTCGCTTCGCGTGATCGTCGTCGACGCGTACACCTCGTCCAAATAGGTGATCGGATTTTCTGCGCTGGTGAGCGCGAACGAAATTCCCGTGCCCTGGAACAGATAGAGCTCGTAGGGTTCGGCGAGATACCCGGATTGCTCGAGAGCATCGAAACTCACGGGACCTCCCGAGGGACTTCCACGAGCGAGAGCAGCGACTCGGCGTGGTCCGTCGAATCCCACTTAATGGAAACGCGGTCGGCCTCGAGCCGCGCGAGCGTGAGAAACGAAACCATCGTGCCGGCAGCCGGGAAGGCCTTCCCTGGCAGCGCCTCGAGCGTGAGGTTCTCGGTGCCGTCGCCATTGTCGATAGCGCCGGTGACCTTGGCGTACACATTCCCGGAGCCATCCACGGGGATGAACGCGAGGTACCGACGCGACTCCGTCGGAAAGAAAAATCGCGAATAGAATTCAGACTTGATCACGATGCCCGAGTCCGTCGCGCCCACGTCCTGATTGAGCACGAGATCCTGGTCCCAAGTCGGAATCCAAAACGGAATGAGCTGCCCGAGGCGCCGGAGCATGAACGCGCGAAACGCCGTCACCACGGGATGCGTGTCCAGCCACCACGGGAACTCCTGGCCCACGAGCGCGGTGCCCCCTTTGTCGATAACTTCAATCGGCCCGATTTTCGGATCGATGGTTACCATCGACCGCTTGTAGCTGCGCTTCAGCGGAGCACCCGCCCAATTCGGCGGGATCTCGAGGACGTCGAATCCAAGGAACTGCGTCGGCGCCGTCGTGGGAGCCGGAGCCGGCTGGCCGGCTTCACCGATGAACGCCAGGTCCACCTGGTCGATTTCGCTGCTATGCCGCGAGACCTCGACCGCGGCCGGCAGCCGGCAGAGGAAAACGGGAATCACGAGCGTGCCCGGACCGCTGGTCCAGGAGTTAACCGTCGGCGATGACGTCGTCACGGAATCGGGATTCACGGTGAGGATGGACAGCGCCTCAAACGTGAACTCGTCGACCCAGATCGTCACGAGGCCGCCAGGAGCGAACTGCCGGTCCGCGGTTACCACGGGAATCACAAACGAGCCCGCGTCGACATCGGAGAGCAGCGGCTGCGCGTCCGGCCACCACGGGACGCCGAACGGCTGGTCCTGCCAGCCCCAGATGAGCGACTCCATGCCGGCCGCGTCGCGAGCATTCAGCGTGAGCGCGCGATAGCGCATGGCGCGCCGCGGAACCTGGCGGAGCGCGCGCCGCTGCTCGGCGTCGGAATAAGAGCGGAGCACGTCCGTCAAGTACTCGAGCGTTTCCTCCATTCCCTCGCCCCACTCCGGCGCGATTGAGAACAGCGTGATGCGCGAGCCGGTGATCGCCAGGTCCGTGCCGGCGACGCCGGTGAAAGCGAAGACCACGTCCTGGCTAACTTGGGCAGGCCCCGCGCCAGGGAGCGACGCCTGGTACACGTAGGAATCGAGCGGCGCAAAAACGAGCGGCTCGCCGTGAGGGTCGGTGAGCGTGATGCCGCCGGCGCCCGTGATGGTGATCGACTCGAGAGTCTCGAGCGAATCCCGGAAAGCGTTCCAGACCTCGATGGGAAACTCCGTCGACGTCAGAACGAACCCGAGCGCCAGGACCCGTGGAATGACAATCACTCGGCCGAACAGTTGCCCGCCGAACATTTCCATGCGCTGGCCGGCGAGATTGTGGTGCGCGGTGAGCACCGCGGGTTCGGCGCCGCCGGCGCCAGAGAGCGGCAGCGAAGCGCGACTGAGCGTGAGCGCGGCGTCGAACGCCGCGGCCGTGATGTCCTCCGAGCGGTGCGCCGGGTCCAGCCCGCCAGGAAACGCAAACGTCTGTCCAGCGAAGTTCGCCATGAGCTCCTACTGCTTCACCACACAAAAGTTCGGGAACATTTTGTACGTCGTTCCGCCGAGCACGTATTCATCGGCGTTCGAAAAACCGTTCCCCACACCGTTCGTCGCGAACACGTTCGGCACCGTGCCGAGCATGGAGTAGCCGGTCGTCGTTCCATCGCGCAAGACCCACAGATAGATCGGGAGGAGATTCGCGCGGCCGTCCTGGACGCTGGTCTGAATCACTTGAAACTGATAGGAGGAGCCGTCGTTCGCGTAGATCGGGATGCTTGGGTTTAGGGACGATGCCTGGCCGTGAACGGAGGAGTCGCCCTGCTTCCCCGTGGCCCCCTGGTCCGGCGCGGTGCCGGCATAGATCCCTATCCATTTTCCGACCCACGTGTCGACGTCGGCGCGAACGAACGCTGGCCCGCCATCCGCGACGTCCTGGTTCACACACGGACAGTCAGAGGTCGTCGTGAAACCGGCGCCAGTTTGGGTGACGTAGCTGGTCCAGAATCCAGAGCAGGAGCCGAAGAAATATGGACCGCCGGTGAATGCGCCGGCCTTCAGGAGCGAGAGCCCCCACCCGAGATGAACGAAGAGACCCGGAGTCTTTTCGACGACGACGACGATGTTGTCGGCCGTCGTGTCCGCAAAAAAATAGCAGTTCGTGAACGGACCCGGAGTGAGCTGCATGCCCACGCCGACGGGATACGTGGAACTTCCGAGCGGACCTCCGGCCTGATTGTTGAACAGTTGGCTCGAGTCGAACGCCGTGCCGGTGTACATGTGGACGCCGTAATGCAGCGGCGCGTAGCCGACGTGCCACGGTGTCGTTTCGTTTTCCGTGGCCCGGAGATTGACGTAGTTCGCATTGTGGTGGAGCGTCGCGGTCCAGCCGAGGCCTTCGGCCGCGCTGCGGTCCTCGGTCCAGCCGAGACTTACGAGCCAGGTCGCGAGCTGCTGCACGAGATCGGTCGGCGACACCGCGGTCGCGTTTTCGTATGACATGGCCTTCTCCTAGCTCAGGCGAACCGCAAAAAAATCCGCCTTCGTGTTGCGGAAAACGTTTTGCACCACGAGGTACGGAATCCCGCCGACGGTGATCGTGTTCTCGGACCCTTGCGAGAACCCGCTGGTCGCATAGACCCCGTCGAGCTCGCCGTACACGTTCGGCGTGGCATCAAAAAGAACTACCGGTAGCAGCGGGTACCCGCCGTCGAGATTCGGCCGCCAATCATTTGTCTCCACGTACGCGAACGGCCACACCCGCCCGAAGACCTGGTCGAGCGGGTTGATGTCGAATCCGCGCCACGAGCCCGTAGTGAGCCGGAGCTGCAGCGTGCTCTCGTAGCTCACAGAGATCGTGGCCTGGGGGATCGCGAAGTTCCGTATGTCGGCGCCGGTGTAACTCCAGCGCCAGGACGCATCGGTCGCGACTGGTTCGGCGCCGCTGAACGCCAGGTTTCCTCCGACGATGAGCGGGTACGGGAAAGAACCCGGAGCCATGTAGCTCGCCAGGAATCCTAGATACGCCGCGGCGTAAACGGTTGAGACTTTGGCGATGACAATCACGCGCCGGCCGCTCGCGATAAACCAGTAGGGAGTCGTGGAGTTCCACAGCGTGAGGACCGGAGATGAGTTCGCCTGCGAAGCGCCGCCCACGTAGCCTGGCTGCGCGTTGAAAGCATCCGGCGAGTTGTACGCGGTGAACCCGCCGAGCCGCCAGTTGTAGTAGTCGGCCCCGACATTCGAGAACGTTTTGGCGCCGACGATGATCTGGTCGAGGCCTCCGTTTCCCGGAGCTTGCCAGATCATCTCGGAGCCGGCCACGCGCCGGAGCGAAGTCCAAGGGGGGCACACCGCGAACGTGAACGCGTCTCCAGAGATGAACGCCGTCCCGCCGGCCGTGACGGTCAAGTTCGCTTTTGTTGAAACGAACGGCACGCCCACCGTGCCGGCGCCAAGCGCGCCGGAGACAGAGCCCACCACAGCGAACGCCGTCGCGCTCGAGAACGTGACGGTGATCGTTTCGGAGACGCCGGCGGACCCGCCGAGCGCCGCGATGGTTCCGTTCCCCGTGCCGACGAAGGACGGCGTGAGCGCCATGCCCGTGGTCGTCAGAAACGTGTCGAGCTGATTCAGGAGATCGGCGTAGTCGGTCGCCGTTCCAATTTTGACGGACATCAGGAGCTCCTCGAAAGCGCTTTACCCGCGGCCTTCGGATTGTTTGCCAGGTGGGACAGGATGATGTTCCCCGCGGCCTTGCTCGAGAGATGCTTTAGAATCAGCCCCTCGTCGAGGCCAATTCCCAAATTGATATTCGAGTCGCCGCCGCCGCCGCCGGCGTTTCCCACGAGGCCGCCTTCCGCGAACTTCGGCAGCGCCAGGTGCTCGAAGGCCGGAACTTTCAGGCCGCGGTTAATCGCGTCCAGATTTCCGACACCGAACGCCGAGACCGCGTCGGCCTTCACCACGTACTCACCGTGAGAGAGCCGCGCGGGAATGGAATCGGACTTCGGACCGCCAGGCCCCTGGATGAGACCGCCCTCGGCCGCGCCGAATGCTTTCCCGAGCATGCCCAGAAACCCGCCGGCGCCGCCGCCGCTGTTGTCGCCGCCGCCGAACATTTTCAGGAGCAATTGCTTCTCGATGATTTGTGAGATCGATTGGAGCACGCTCGCCGCGAGGCCTTGGAACGACTTCGCGACGGACATCGTGCCCCTCCCGACACTCTGGAAAAATGTCTCGAAGTCCTGGGTCAGCGCGCCGGAGATTTGCTTCCCGAGCTGGTTCGACGCGGTGCCGAGATTCTGGACCTCCTGAACCGTGGCCTGCGCGTTGGCGACGTCTTCCTGCTTGTCCGTCTTCTGCGCCGCGGACAGTTCCGCAGCGGCGTCGGCCTTCAGCAGCGGGAGCCGGTCTTTGATGAGCTGGTTTATTTCCCGCTCCTCTTCGAGCGGAGTTAGGTCGCCGGACTTCGCCTTGATCTCGATGCCCTTTTTCTGAATCTCAAAACTCTGGGTGTCTTGCTTTGTCTTCTCCTTCGCGATTTCGTATTCCGCGGCCGCCGTTTTCAGGCGCGCGTAGCCCGCTAGTTCCGTCTGGATCTGCGCGTCGGACTCGCCGGACTGACGGAGGATGATGGCCATCTTCGCGCTTTCGGCCTGAATTTCCTGCTGCGCTGCCGCGAGCGTCTTCCCCTGCGTCTTGTCGATCTCTTTGTGGAACTCGAGGACCTTCTGCAGATTCTCGCTCTCCGTTTTGAACTGCTCGTCATTCAGCGCCTGGATCTTCGTCCCGGAGTTCACGCGGAGCTCCGTGATTTTCGTTTCCAGTTCGTCGACCTTCGCGAGAGCGTTCAGCCGCGCGCCCTCTTGTTTGTCCGCGTCCTTTGGCGTGGCGGCGTTTGCTTTTTCCGCCGCTGCCCTTGCGACTTCTGCCTTCGCAGCCACGAGGCCTTTCTGGACAATGGCAATTTCCTCCTCGCTGTCGGACAGGACCGCGGCGCGCTTCCGCTCGAAGTACTCGTGGATCGAGAGCAAGCCGGCGTCGTACATTTCCTTGTCGACCTGCTCGGTCTGTTTGGCGTACGCACGGTGGATCGCGAGCTCGTCCTGCATTTGCTTCTCGAGCAGCGAGAGCTGCGCCTTCGCCGCGGCGTCGCTCGGAGCAGAGGAGACAATCGGCGGAGCGTCCTTCTGGTCCTCCGGCCGGAGCCCCTTGCTGCGCTCTTTCCTCCGCTTCTCGGCTTCCTCGTCTGACGGGAACAGCGAGTCGTAGATTTTCTGCTGCTGCTTTTTCGCGTCGTCATCGATGGCCGCGAGCCGAGCGGTGAATTCCTTCGTCGCGTTGTCGGTCGCGGACACGAGCTGCACGGCCGCGGCGCCGGCGGCCCCCGCGGTCCCGCCCGTGATGTAGCCGCCGATGGCGGCGAAAGTCGTCTTAGCGAACTCCTTCGTGTGATTGAACGCGAAGTCGAATACTTCCTCGACCTCGGCCGCGGCGTGGCCCGCGGTAGCGCCGACGGAGAGCAATCCGAATGCGACGAACCTGATCGCCGTCCCCGCGGTCTTCCCCATATCTTTGAATGCACCGCCGGCGCCGTCATCCCCGAGAGCGGCTAACAGCGCGTCGCCGACATCAGTGATCGCCGGCAGCATCCCGGCTTCGAACTGTGTCGCCATGCCTTTGGCGGCATCGCTCAGTTCCTGCAGCGAGGCCTTCGCCGCGCGAAAGTCGTCCGTGGTGACGCGGTCCAGGAGCAGCCCGAGCCTCGAGACCGACGCTGTGATTTTGTCGAAGCCCTGGCCGGCTATCGCGTTCGCGACGGGGATGATGTCGGTGCCGGCTTTGGCGCCGAAGATTGCGGCCGTCACCGCGGCTTTTTGGAACGAGGCACTCATCTGCCCGAGCCGCGTGGTCACGAGCGCGAGCATCGCGTCCGGCTTCAGGCCGATGAAATCTTTCTGGGTGATCCCGAGCGCCTTAAAACTAACAGCCGCTTTCCCGCTGCCCTGCTGGAACTCCGTGATCGAACGCGCGGCCTTGATGAGAGCCTTATCGACGCCCTCCGTGGAGACGCCTACCTCTTCGGCGACGTGATGGAACACGGAGAGCGTCTGCGTGGACAGGCCGGTCTTGTCCGCCATCTTTCCGATATCGACGGCGGAGTCGAAAGCCTCCTTCCCAATTCGGCCGAGCTCGAGCGCGCCGGCAGCCACGACAAGGCCCTCGAAGGCCTTCTTCAGAGAGAGCCCGGAGCCGGCCGTCTCGTCCTGCTGCTTCTTCAAGTTTTTGAGCTGGCTGGTGAGCTCCTTGATGGCAGCGGAGACACCTGTGTCTTCCGCCGTTAATTTGACTTTGATTTCAGGAGCGTCAGCCATCGGTTACCCTCGCAGAATCCGCGGGAGCTTCGGCGGATCGGTTCTTCTTCGCTGGTGCGGAGCCAGCGCGCTCCACACCAGCAATTCAAGTTCGTAGTTCCGCCGCGCGATGACTCTCAGGTGCTCGAGGTACGCGAGCAACAGATCCCGGAGCGGCCACTCGAAGATTTCGCGGACCCGGCCGGCGTCGTGGCGCGCGACCTCGCGAATCATTCCTGAGAAGTCTCCGAGGTCGACGGAGCCTCGTTCTTTGTAAGGGGGACCTTTGCGCTCCGGCTCGAAGATCTCTGGGAAGTCTCCGACGATGGTTCCCCTGATGAAAAAAAACCGACAACGAACCCGACAATCTCCCGACGCATCGAGAGCTTTTCCTCCGGGTCGGTGATCCCCGCGAAGCGCTCGGCGTTCAGGTCTGCGTCCTTGCGGTTCCAGACCTTTCCTTCCTCGGTGAGACAGCCGGCCAGGATGTGGTGCGTTTGGCCGGCGAGCAGGATGCGGGTGAGCAGGTCCTCGGCGCGCTTTTCCTTCGGCCCCTTGGCACCGTCGAGGTCGCTGAGGATCTCGACCGCGCCGGCGGTTCGGATGTGCGCGAGGATGTAATCGTCTTGGCTTGCGGTGAGAGCTTCTGTGATGCTGCGGAACTTCCTGCCGTCGAGCGTGATGGTTTCGAGCATTCATCCTCCGGGACGGGATCGCCGCCCGCTGACTGCGATGAAGGGGAGCTCACTGTGGAGGACTCCCCCTCGGCACTTCCTAGGCCCTCTTCCCCGTTAGCCGGGACGCCCAGACCCTAGAAGAACGTGTACATATAAAACGGGTCGGCCGGATGGTTCGCCGCGTCATCGAGAATGTTTCCGTCGAGCGTCCAGTTCCCGTAATCCTCCGTGATCAAACCAAACTGCCCGTTCGGATTCAGGTTCACGCGCCAGATGTCGCAGCCGATTTTCTGGCCGTCGACTGGATCTGGCGAGAACAGGATGTGTCCCTGAACGAAAGGAATCGTGGCGCCGGCTACCTGGTCGAAACTCCCCACGAGCGTGTGGTAGGTGATCGTCACCGCATGCGTCGCGATGGAGGAGCCGGCCGGGATGTAGTAAATATTTTGGACGGGGTCCACCACGATGTAATCGACGCCGGCCACAAGGGTGACCGCGTTTGACGTCAGCACTGGCGGAGTGCCCACGTTGTCGGCGTTCATCTGCGCCGCGCGAAAATACCGGCCGATGGCGTTCGGAGCCTGCGCCGTTGAAATGAGCGTCTCGGCAGTGACCGTCTGCACAGTTTGAGCGAGCGTTGTTTTGCCGGCGCTCATCTGCGCGATGGCGACGTGAACCGAGGAAAAGTCCGTGCCCGTGATGGTGATCTTCGGCTGGCGCTTTTTCACCGCCGTGGCAATCAGCGTCACGTTCCTGTTGAGCGACTGGTAGAGCTCGGCGATGTCATCCTTCAGGTCGAGCTCAAACTTGGTGCAGTTCCCGAGATGCTGAAGGCCGGTGGGCAGTCCTGAGACCGGATCGAAAATGTCGAGCAGGATAGACCCCTTGCCGAGCATCGGGATGTGCGGAACTGGATACACGATTGGTTGCATTTTTTCCCCTCCCTAAGACTTCGAAGTCGGATCGAGCCTGCTCGTCCGGTACCGAATGGTGATGCTCCACTTCGCCGCGGCGACAGACGTCGTGCCCTCACGCGAGGCCCACACCGTTCTGCCCTCCTCGATGCCGTTCGCGAGACCGCCGAACGACTCGTCGACGCTCACCGCGGTCGCAGCCCACACGAGCACGGGATCGAGAGCTTCATCCGGCGAGACGCTGCTCGAGCCGGCCGCGCGGCATTCGAGGCCCAGAGATAACTGCCGCTCGGTGAGCGGAGCCCTGTACGTCTGGCCGGCGAGCGGCTTCGGGACGTCGT